TGCTAAATTAAATTGTTCCATGTATTCTTGTTTTAACAACGCTAACCGATTACCAACTGCTTCTGGATATTTCATTCCAACATAGTAAGCCAAACCTGCTACCAGACTGGGAAGAAACAATTTTGGCACATCCATGTTATAACTGCCTAAATCTCCACTGTCGTAAACTTGTCTGACCCGATAATAGCTTAATACATAAGTTTGAATATCATCAGGTATAGGATATAAGACTAGTTTAAAGCTACTGGTTAATCGTTCTACATAATATTGTAAGGGTCTGCCTTCTTGCAATTTATTAGGCAAATCTGCATAACTTGATACAGAAACTCGTGTAAGGTCATAATCAGTTTGACTAGAAGTATCACCGCTATTTAGACGTAAATGCACTTCCAACATATCAACAGTGTCTGCATCAAAAGTATATTCAGAAGTACCAGCCGTTAAGGTGGTAGTTCCACTTTCTAAAGTCCATAGGTTTAAGCCTCGGTTCTGCCATTCCAGCATCATCAGATCAAGACTGCGTCTGGCAGTCTTATAATCATATCCAGTGCGAGCTTCTAAGCCACACCTGTCAAATGCTTCATCGACAATATCACCGATATCTAAATTAAACGCATTGGTAGTCGTAGTAGCCATTTATTACTCTACTACTTCTGCACCTTGTCTGGCTCTTCTTCGCTGGGTTGAACCAATAATACCGCCATGACCCTTGTATTCCACTTCAACCCCCTGTTCTTTAGCCGCTTTTTTAGCTGCAGCTATACCTTTGCGATCATAAGCAAATTCTTTACCATCTACATCTGGCATATTTTTTCCTCCTCCTGAAAGTTTCCCTCCAGAACTTTTATTAGATTTTCCTGCTTTACTAAGAGCAATTGCGACAGACTGGTCTTGTGGGTTACCCTCCTGCCGCAATGTGCTTATATTAGAGGAAATATCTTTGTTAGATTTACCTTTCCTTAATGGCATTAACTAGGATTAGCATAATGCTTGTGTGCCCAAACAATAACACTATAAGTATCACCGCTTGTATGATCATTGGTTGTTAACAACAAATCACCATTTATACCGCCTCCTGCATTATTGGAAATACCTGGTAACTGATCCATTCCATAGGAAAAATTCCATGTATCACTCCAATCCTTAGGTGCTTGGCAAATAAACATATTGGTAGTTGCGTTCCAATATAGTTTAAAACCCATACCGATATTACTAAACCAAACTCTCTGTAAAGAAACTCGGTTACAGGCTTGTCCCGTAAGGGGACTTGATTCCAAAGCTGAAACATCAATCTTAGCAACCGCACTTTCACCCGTGCCATCGCTAATATTGGTAAATTTCATTACCAGATTTTTACCGCCATCCTCTATCGTTTGTGAGGTTACTGCATCAGCCATTATTTACTCCTTACTCGAATGGAGTAGCTAATGTGCCATCACCATGTAAGAACGCTTCACAATGCCATACAGACGCAGAAGTTGCTACTAAGCGGATAATTCCGCCCACCAGCCAACCTTGTGTTGCTGCACCTAAGTCAATCGTGTCATCATCACTGGCATCGGGAATAAAGGTATTGGTATCTGTTGCAGTTGCTGGATCAAAGATCGTAGCAAAACCTGAGAATAAATCACTGGCATTGTCTGTATTGATCTGTCCTGCACCCGTGAAAGTAGTACCCACTATAAAGGTATAGTTATATCCTGCTGCGGCAGTCGGTAATGTAACTACAATACCTGCTGCCCTGTTAAGAGTATAAACAGTACCTGAATCGGTTGATTCAATACTTTTAGTAGCACTGGTAATACTACTTACGTTTGAATAAGCGGATAAATAACCTGTGGTTGTAATATTACCACTGGTATCTACATCCAGATTTGTTGTAATGGCACCAGTCGTAGAGTTTTTGCTGATTTGTTCAAATCCGCCCTCTGACCTGACTGGTCCACTAAAAGTTGTGTTTGCCATAATTTAGTCTCCTAAATAACTCTATCGTCTTGGCAAGTCTGCTAGGGCAGTCGATAGATATAAAAAAATCCCTAGATGCAAAAAAAGGGAAGTAGTAAAAAACTACTTCCCTAATTTATTATGACGAACCTGGAGAACCATACGCTCCTAATGGGTCTGACACTCCAAAGGAGTATCTTTCCCTAGATTTGTAGCGAACATTGCCTGTATCGAAGTCCCCATCCATACTGTTCTCGATAGGGGTTCTGACAAAGTGCTTAAATCCGTTAGGAATATCGGTCATTAAGAACCATGCATTCGTGTCGGTTAAATAGTGATTAACTGTAAAACCTTCAGGAACAGTTCCTAAAGAACGAAAAGCGTTAATGTCATTGTCAGCAGTTCCCGATCTACCTGGAGTGTCCAGCAATCTAGTTGCTGTAAACTGGTAGTTCGTAGGAATGACCAATTTACTTGGTCTTGCCGCAATTTTCAGTCCACGCTCATCTGTCCAACCAGAAATGGTAATGGTTGCATTCTCAAGAGAAGTCTCATTGAGGTCTGCAGCCGTAGCTGGGCGATTAGAGTTTTTCCCACCCGAAACAAGTGGGTGACCATCACCGCCAGTTACACCATCACTTGATGCTGTGAATAAATTCACGCCATCACCTGATTGGTATGAGTTGGTAAATCCATTGTTAAATGGAACAACAGCCTTCTGTTGTTTGGTATAAGCCATACCACGAGCTAATGCTTTGGTATAACGAGCAGAGAGAGAGTCATAAAGGTTATCCTCCATTGCCTCCTCTGTGATCGCAAATCCCATTGCAATTGTTTCATGGTTATAGCGTGCTGTGAACGCCTCCTGTGCGTTGTCGTAGGACATCGCTCCACCTTCAGCCTTTACTGGAGCTGCTCCAAAGCCTGAAAGTTTAGTTTCTTCCTCGAAAGAACGATCAGAAGATTCCGTTTCATACAACTCTGCGTCTTCGTTTTCATACTTAGCGTATTCGAGTCCAAAGAGAGCATTAAGTCCAGGGAGGAGTTCTTTCAGCAATTGTGCTCTTGAAATAGCCATATATTACTCCTATATACCTGTTGTATTATCGTACTGGTGCCCAGCGTTATATTTAACAATAACATCCGTATAGCTGTCTCCAACAGACGAATCTGGTCCATTAACAAAATCAATGATTCGTAATGGTAGAGTCGCTGTAGTAGCTACAGCCGTAGAAATGTCTACTGCGTTTTTACTGGTGCCAATTGTCGTAGAGCCTGAGGTGTTCGCCAGAGATACATTATTACCTAATGTAGTCTGAGCACCTGACCCGTCACTTTGCATCTGAATTACCAATGCAGGGTCGGTTATAATATAACCTACCGCATCGGAAGCTGCAACAGAAGCTGTCCACATTTGTGCGAATGTCTTCTGACTAGTGTTTGGATCGGTGTAAGAACACCCAACAAATACCCCACATGGAGTGAAAGAAGTAGTTCCAGCGTCTTTTTCAATAGTCCCTGCCGCTACTAACTTTACAAAATCTCCATAGAAGATATTTACTGCATATGCACTTGCAATCTTTATGTGCTGAACTTTTCCTGAATAGGAACCGCTTGCACTTAAAGTACCAATTGGTCTTGCACCATAGGGTGTTGCTGATGTAGCCATCTGCTTATTCTCCTATAATACTAATTTACATAAAATGCGATTCTATTTTCTGCTCTAAGAATCACTCCCAAATTTGACCCTAGTGTCCTTGTCAGATGACATGGGCATTCTAGAATCTTGTTCACGGAAGTAATTTTGATCAGTTGCTTCGATTTGAGCTTTTGCCATTTCTTGGTAGTACTCATCCCTTTTCTTCATGGTTAAGGCATCGGCTTTGCATAAAAGCAATCCTCCGATTTCGATATTGCCTTTAAAATGGGAATGATAATCAGGGACAATGTTTTCCGCTATCTCTGGATGATCTTCCATTTTTACAGGCTCCCAACCTTCTCTGAAACGAGCTGAAACATTCGTATTCAAGACAGTGCCATTTACGGAAGTGGCAATCCATCTAAATACATATCCATCTTGTGGGTCTGGGTCAGGCAGAATAGTCTGCGGTACCCAGGGTTCATCTCTCTTCTCGGCTTCTCTGTTCTCTACTTCTCGTGAAGCTTTATGGGTCTCTCGACCTTCGATTTCTCGATTACGCTCTTCGGACATTAAATCATCTCCTTAACTATTTGTTTAGCATACTGTTCTGCTGATAGCCCAAGCTTCCTGGCGAGAGAAACTTGAGTGGGCGTTAACTGCACTTTGCGTGGTTTTCCGCCATTATTTCTAGTGGCTGGAGCTACCATCGTAGCTGCGTTCCGTGTTGGAGCAGTTTGCCCTTCATCCAACTCGGAATCGGAAAAATTGTTGGGAAATGCTCTTTTCATTTCAGCATCTACTTTGTCGTAGTATTCCCTTGTTTGAGGATTAATACCCTCGGTTAATAAATCTTCATGTACCCCCATCGCAAAACCTGTTAGCTTTTTATCGGCATTGAACCACTCGTTTTTACCGAGCCATTCTTCAGCCATTGGATCAAGGGGTGGTGGCTGTGTTTGTGCTATTTGCTGTGGCGAAGGAGCTTGTTGGACAGGTTGTTTAGGTGGTTTTCTCGGAGTGGGTTGCCTTTTTATAGCTGCATCGGCTTGCGTCAATTGCAGTTTAGCTTCCAACATTTTTTCCTGTGCATTAATGATGGCTTCTTTATCGCCTTCATCAGTAGCATCCGACCAAACCCTCTTAGCATGTTCTAATTCTGCTTCTGCCTTGGCAGCCACATTGGAGACCACTGCTTGTTGTCCACGAGACACCATTTGTCTAGCTTGTTGCAGTTGACTATTTAAGGTTTGAGCAGCATTTACCGCTTCATCCCTCATCCTCTGTGCATCTTCCTTGGCTCTACGTTCTTCGTGAAATTCGTATTTGAGCTTATCAATTCGTTTTTGTACCCTGCCACTAACTGAATCAATCTCTTCAGTATTTTCTTTCGGGGTTTCGACTTCTTCTGTTTCAACTACCTGCACTTCAAGTTCATCATCAGATGCATTGCCCACTTGAGTAGTCTTGCCAAAAAACTTCTCTTCCTGAGAAGTTGGTATTACGGGAAGTTCAAAATCTTCTTTACCGAGATCAGTCTCTTCTTCTACTTCTAATTGTTCTGCATTTTCTTCAATCATAGTCTTTCATATCCTCTTGGGTCATCGATCACAGCTTCTACACTGTCATCATTAATTAAACGAAGTTCTTTACCATGAATTCTGAAACGAGTACCTGTATAGGTACGCATTAAGATAAAATCTCCTTCACTACACCAAGGACCACTGGGAAAACGCTTTTGATCTTTGTAACAATCAGGACCCATCTTTAGAACAAAACCAACAATAGTAGCAACGGATTCAGCGTACCTTGTTTCTTCGGCTTTGATAATGCCACCTTCAGTGGCTTCGTCTACGTCAGGGAGTGCGATCAGTATCTTGTAACCAGAAGGTTCTGGCATTTGCGTAGATTTATGAGATTCTTGATCGGTATCAATCTCAGCTACGTTTGTTTCAGATGTCATAAGTCATCCTGTTGTTGCACAAAATTATGGGTTTTGCGTTCCCAGTCAAAAACAATAATATCTGAGAAATAATTTATTTCAACTATTTTCTATTATTTCTAAAACTTCTTTAAATTCTCTTTCGGCTAAATTAAGACCTTCAATGACTCCAGTCAGTCTTTTAAAAGCGGAGTAATCTTCAACACTACCTTCTGCAAGAAGTTCCTTAACTCTTTCTTTCTCG